AATTGAGTTCAGCTCAGTACGGAATGCACTGCCGCTTTGGTTAGCGAGTGAATAATCAGTTGCCTGAGCCATTAGGTGATCTCCTTGCCGTGGCCAACGGCTTGATAATCAAATGTCCTGTCCACAATGCTACCGCCAGATGCCTTGAACGTAATGGTGAAGCCGGTCCTGCTCACACTGCTCAGTTCAAAGAAATCACCTGTCGCCATGTTGGTCGCTGTAATCGTGATGCTTGGCGTGCTGTAGAAGGCAGAAGGGAACGTCACGGCCTTGCCGCTTGAACTTGTACCGCTGCTGATGTTGCGTTGCTGCTCTGTTCGACGCTGCAGCTTCACTGACACGCCAAGGGTCTGCACAACCACATCCTGCGAGTCGTTGGAGGTCTCCATCTCAACCTTGAACTGAAAACCACGGCCACGCTTGGTCGAGTTAGCAAACGGCTCCCAAGTGCCATAGGTGGGCGAACCGCTGCTGGGGTCGTCATTAGTTGACCTTGAGTACAGCTCGGCGTTGGTCTCCGAAAGGTCGTCAGCGTCAATATCGTTCCAAGTGTCGATGTTGTCTGACCGCGAATCCCAGAAGTCGTCAGGGTTGATCGTGTTGATCTTCAGGTTGGCTAGCAGCTCAACGTCATACTTGGCCCCAAGGTCAAGAGTGTTGGCGAAGATGTAGCTGCCAACTGAAACCACATCACCAAAGAAGTCAATGTTAGTAACGCTGTCAAAATCGGTGATGTCATCGATCTGACCGTCAGCTTCAAGCGTGATGCCGCCTTCCGTGACGCTGTTGAACGCCTGGGAGAACGTGCCGGTGAAGTTAGGGCTTTCCGTGTAGGTCTGAACAACTTCAAGGTCTTGCGGCTCTGGTTGCTCAACTAAGACCGTGGGGATTCCAGTCAAAGGTGCATATTGACCGTTAGAACTTTTTGCCCGCACTAGGTAGTTGCCATCCAGCAACGGCACAATTTTTCGCGTCGTGCTGCCGTTGACGGCTGGAACAATTTTTTCTGACTGCGCCCATTTAATGTCACCGGTCGTTCGTGGGTTATGACGGATTTCAATGGTGCCGCCAATCCTCACATCAAGGTCAGGGGCTTCCGGCCAATGCAGCTCAGCGTTGTGCTGATCGATCGGCGTGATGTTCAAGCTCGCAATGTTGCTAGGTACTGTTGTTCTGCCGACTGCCGTGATGCTGGCGGTAGTTGGAGACGAACGTCTTTTGCCTGTTTGCTCTACATCGAGCCCATAACCAATCGCCGTAACGCTGACGTTATAGACGCCCGTCTGGCTATCCATAATGTCAAAACCTGTTGTCGTGACAAAATGAATTTCTTCATTGTCACTGTCTAATCTGACAACAACTTCATACTGACTGGCTCGTGGCGACTCCTGCCAAGTAATAGCCACACGCTGAAGAACTTTGTCTCCCTCTTCAAAGAGAACCTCTTGCAGCCGCAAGTTAGTAACAGGGTCTGGCTTTTCAGCTAACTGCGTTACGTCACGAGGGCTGAAACTATGAGCTGCCTCAACAGCTGCATACTTGCGACTGTCGTGCGCCAAAGCTGTTACGCCATAGGTTGCTTCGTTTTCAACAACACTTAAAACGCGCCATGTGCTCAATAGAAGCTCGTCGTAACCAATCGTGAAGGCAGAGCCCGCAATAGGAGCACTGTTTAACGTCGAGCCAGGTGTGATGGTGTTGCCGACAATCGTTGACCCACTAACAACCTGCACTTCATAAATTAACGCGCCTGTCCTAGGGTCAGTCTTTGCGGAACCGTCGTCATTCCGGCCTTCAGTAATCACATTTAGAACAAAGCTGCTAGGGGCTTGTGCCCCAAACATGTCCACATCACTCCGGTCCAGCTTGACTGATGTGGTTGTAGAGCCCGACGAGATACGGCCAGCAACCGTTTTACCTGCGCGGACAGGATCGCTGATCTTGATCAGGTCACCTGGCCTAACGGTGATTCCAGCTGCAATGTCAGTTTCAAAGCTGCAAACCTCGGTTTCATGGTGCGTTGTATAGAGAAACCAAAGGCCAAGACGGCGGGCCTGCCCACGGCTTGAACAAGCAAATGCGGTGATGTTTTGTTTGTTGTAGCCGTACTTTCTGACTGGTTTAAATGCGGTGTCAGCCAACTCAACCAACTCTTCCGCAAAGTCCCGCAGGTTGTTGTCAAAGTATTTGACTGAAACGCACGTTGGTCGATTCTTGAGGCTAGACCCTGAATAGCTAAAGCCAGCCTGAGTCACGTTTGACTGGTTGAATGTATAGGCAAAAACGTCAGGAGCATCCTGAGAAACAGTTATTCCGCCAACTTCCCAGAAAGGCATTGCCCTGAATACAGAGCACATTTCCTGAACCAGCTTGTAAGCCTCTTGCTGATTTTGCAGCAGCACATTGCAGCTAAATCGCGGCTCACCATCTACAACTTCGCCACAATACGCTGACGCCTTTTGAAAGCTGTAAAGATCGAGATTGCTGGCAGTGTCAGAAGCGCCGGTGAACGTGCCTGCAGCATCTTTAGCTCGTTCTTCTGGCGTAAGAACTTGCGAGCCTAATCCGTACCTAGTGTTTGTCAGTAAGTCATAAAGGATAAAAGCAGGATCATTTGTCCATTCCCTTGTAGTTTTTAACGTGCCGTTAAAAGGAGTGCTGGAATCGTATTGCAACGATCCATCGCTTTGCACTGTTGCGTTGTGCGGGATACGAACCTTTATGCCGCGTATTTTGTAACTCCGCTGTGGAATACTTGGGAACTGTTCAGCGTTAAATTTAAAACCGACAACAGCACTGTTCGGATAGCGCGTCTTTTCCCCAACCCTTGCGGTAAAGTCATACCAAATCAAGTCATCATTCTGGGCTATGGTGTCGCTGTTAAATTCCTTGCCAAGACTTGTAACCCGAATGTCAACAGGAAATGCAGTGCCAGCTTGTATTTTTGCCTCGTCAAAAACGATCAGATGTCTGCGCTGGTAAAGATCAGGAGAAAAGCCGATATGGGTAAAACGCCCATTTCCAAGGAAAACATTTTTCTCGTCGTGGTCGCCAAAACCGACACGGTTAAATCCACCGCCTTGGTATTGGATTTCAATTGAATAATCAATCCTTACACCCCTAAGCCTTCCATCGTCTTTGGAGACCGTCATTTGTGGCGAGCCAATCGTGACGCGGACGCTTGTCACGTCGGTATCAGTGATTTGCCTAGTGACACCTGTTGCGGGGCTGCCATCTAAATAATCAAAAAAACCACCTCCAGAAACAGTGCCAATGTCCCCGTTTTTAAGAATCTCGGCGTTTACAGCTGTGGTGCTTTGGTTGAGGATGCCGATGTTCTCAAGAACCGATTGGGTCTGCGTGCCTAATCGGCTCTCAAAAGTAGCGTCACGAATATCAAAGTTAAGCTGCTCGACAATGCCCGCATCATTTTTTGTGCTGCTACTTGTGACCGTTGCCGAGGCACCTAAGACCGGCGTGTTATTGAAAAACGTGTCTTTTAAAGATGCAAGGTGGTAAGCATCTGTACCAACGGTCAGGCCACTTGCAGAAGGGAAGCCTTCAATTTCCCCCTCACTTAGCAGATCAACGATCCTGGCAACTTGGCTTGAATTGAGTTTGGTCTTAATGCCCATGTCAGTTGCCCTCTACGTTCAGACCGGCCGATATGACAACACTACCGACGATTACTTCGCCGTAGGCAATCGGGACAGGGACGCCCTCCCTGCCAACGTTCTGGATACCGGAAAAGCTTTTGTTCGTGCGTGGATCGTTGTCTATCTCAGGCGTTGGGACAGTTGGCGACAGCAAACCGGCAACACCGACGAGGGCTAATCCAATGCCAAGGTTTCCAGCCGCTGCCGCTGCAACGACAGTGCCACTAGATCCAGCCGCAGCACTAAATCCAGTAGCGCCAAAACTCAAAGAGGCACCGCCAGTCTGGATCGCCGTCGCGATCAGCACAGCCCCCAACGCGATAAACGCCAAATTCCTGAACAGGTTGGCGCCAGTCACAACAGGAATGATCCTGATGTCATCGCTAGCTGTAAGCGGATAGCCAAGCTGATGCGGCGATTCCCCAAGCTCTAACGTGTGAGGGCCAACAGAGACTGTGTAGTGCCCAGCGTTCATGATTGAGCGCAGCTCAGGAAAGTTGCACAACAAAAACCGGATCGCCTCAGCCGGGGTTCTTGCTACTGCCTCAAAAACCTTCTGACCGCAGTGCTCCGCCAGGTGCCCATACAGCCTGATTTTGCGAAGCATTGCCGTCACTCGCCATGCCCTTTGATTCTACCGACGACTCAAGGGTCGATCTTTGTCCAGCTTTGATCTTCCATGCCGTAGATAAACCAAGGCAACCCGTACTGGGTGCAAGCCTTTTTATCAGGCTCACTGGGCAATGCGGGCGCACCTGGGTGGCTATGGACAACCGCTAGAACCTTGCCAGTGTCTTCAGCGGCTGCGTAACCCATCGGGTCAAGAATGAACATGTCATCCTCATCGCTCAGGTTCTTACACGGCCAATAGTGCTCAGCGCCGTCGAGCATGACCAACAATCCGCAGCACTCTTTTGGGGCTTCCGCTTCAGCGTGTTGCACCGCTGCTTTTTGCCAATCATTCATCAATTGTTGACGCCAACAGATGGGAACGAGCCGAAAGGCAAACCACCGTGTGCGTCACCACTTGGAAACCGCTTGCGACAGTCACTGATCCTTTTGCCGCAGACGTCGGCGTCAACAGCAGCCGTATTGGTGACTTGCTCCACTTGCGGCTCCGTTGTGATTGGAGCGTTGTCTGATGTCCAAGTGACATCGCTGCCATCAGAATCTTCGATGACCAAAACCCCATCATCTTTAAGGCGCAGCTGTTTTGCGTTCAAGAAACCAGTAGCAGCAACTTTGTAACCAGCCCCAACCTCTTGCAAGGTTCCATCTGTCGGGTGATTATCGCGAAATGGATTGCCACTGCTTACATCAACTTTTGCAATCCAGTCTTCTTTGTCCTTCCACAAGCCAGTTTGGCTGTTAATAGTGATCCCTGTAATCGTGTTCCAGCCAAAGCCTGTGTAGTTGTTGTTGCTCGCTGAGTAGTGGCCAGCAGGCAGGGCAATAGATGTCAGGTTGAAGGTGATGTTGACAGAGCGGCTGCCGTACTCAGGATGCGTCTCAGTAAAGTTCTTGGTTGCCGTTGTGGTCTGCCCTGCCGCCGAGGGGCTGCTTCCTTTCAGCTCCCATGTAAAAGCACCCGATTTCCCGCTAACAGTATCGAGCGGATACCACTGGTCAGCGCCATCAATGCTGAGGCGCGTCAGCGATGAAATCTGCCCCAACCTATTGGTGTCGGAGCCAGTCCAAACAACGGAGCCGCTAGCGTAATCATTTCGGGCTACATCATCGTTATAGAGGACAAGGTTGCCGTCCTTTTGCATCACAAGCGTGTAGCCATTGGTGTTTCTGCCGATATTTGTATTCGACGCCCAAACTGCATTGGCTGGAACTTTCTCTGGTTTTTTGTAAACAACAAAATTCCCATCGGCTTGAACCACAGCAGCGAACCAACCGTTAGTCGAAACAAGCTCATTGCCCTCAGTCAGCGATGAGTCTGCAGTCAGCTTTTCTTGGTTGGTTGAATATCCAAAGCCTGTGGCGGCAACCAACGTGATCTGTTCGCCTGTCACGT